CGGTGGAGTTGGCGCGGGTGAATCCAGGCAGGAAGGGCACGGGAGTCGGCATGTCCGTGCTGATAGCAGGTTGCGTACCGACTCCCGCGATCGAGTGAGCTACTTCGGCTCGGCGTCGTCCTCGACGGGCACGAGCACCCAGCCGTACGCGGCGGAGTACTTCATCTCAAAGTACCGATCGGGATCGATCGGCGTGGTCAGCACCACGGGCAGTGAGATGGTCGGGGTCGGCGAGTGCGGCGGCAGCGTGTTGTCGGGGGTCACGGGCGGCAGCGGGACCGGCTGTCCACTCGGGTACCCACCCCCCGGCAGGGCGTTGTCAGGATGGCCGCTGAAGCCAGGGAGTCCCTGGTCGGGACGGCCGTACCCTGGGAGCCCCTGATCGGGACGGCCTCCACTCGGCCGACCGTACCCGGGATCGACCGGAGGCCGACCCTGCCCGAAGCCCGGGTCCACCGGGGGCGTCGGCAGCGGGTACCCCGGCGTCAGGCCCGGGATGCCGTCCTCAAGAAACGTGAGTAGTACCAGCTTGCTGTTCATGTCTGTTCTCTCCTCAGTACCGCCGCTTGGTTCACGAGCATCATCCAGTTCTCATCGATCTCGCCGCCGTGGAACCGCAGATCCCAACTGCAATACTGCGGCTCGCGGTGATCCGAATAGTTGCCATTCACGAACACGACATGAAGGCGGGCGCGGATGGTGTCGAGCAAGTGGCAGTAGGCTTTGATCTGGACGAGCCAGTGCCAAAACTTTTTGTCCTCGGGACAGCCCTTGCTGCTCATCCACGTACATTTGATCTCGTCCACGATCGCGCCGTCGCTGTCGAACGTCACCCCATCGGGACTGCCGACGATGCCGTCCTTCTCCATCTCGCCAGGACGCCACACGTCGATGCGTCGGCTGGCCCAGGCGGATTCGATCGCTCGTTCTACTGTGAACCCCATCTCGATGGGCGTCCAGTTGGTGATCTCGCCGCCGAAGCGTTCCGGCTCCAGCCCTTTGCAGATCGCTTTGATGATCGTGGAGACGTGGAGTCCGGTGGACCGTGACGGATGGGGCTCGACGGCGAGATCCGCCACAGTCACCGGACGCAGGGTGACGATCACCCGAGGCTCACCGTCGTCCCGTCGAACGCAAACACGCCCTCGGCCACGGACTGCTGGAGAAACGCATCGTCATACACGAGCTTGACGATGGCGTTGCGGTCGGGGTCTGAGGCCAGGAGTCGGAACGCTTCCTGGGAGAGCTTCGATCGCGGCACGGTCCCACCCTTCTCGGTGAGGATCGAGATCACCGTGGCGCGAGCCTTCTCGGTCAGTACTCCGTCGCCGTTGCCGCCCCCGGGCTGTCCTGCCTGACTCATCGGAGGCTGGACCGGACGCGGGCCCGCCGTAGTTGCAGGGCTCGCCTTCGCCACAGGAGCCCCCTTCGCAGGCTTCACAGGCGCGGCTTCCCACGGCAGTCGGGTGATCTTGGTGACCAGCAGGTACGTCTTGCCTTCTTTCTGATCCTTCAGGCCCTGCCGCTTGGGTTGCGCGACCTGATTGACGTGTGCGCCCAGGCCGTCGAACACGCTCGCATCGCTCCCGAGTTTGTCCTCGGGGAATCCCGCGTTGATGATCGAGGAGATGAACGCGAGGGCATTGGTGTTGTTGTTGAGGCCCGTCGCCCCGGCCTGGGGGATCAGCGTCTTGCCGTCAGGGCTCGGGAGTACCTTGTCGGGATCCCCGGCCGAGTAGTACTGCTCGTGCGTGATGCTGTCGGGATCTTCCATGGTGATCTTGAGGGCCGTCGAGGGCTTGCTCGCCTTGCCCATGTAGTCCCACACCACGAAGCGGCATTCCTTGAGGGTCACGTCTACGTCATCGAGAAACGCGCCCGCTTGCGCGTCTGATGGTCTGAGACTGAGCGCACCGTCCATACTCGTCACCTCCAGTGCGCGGTTACGATCGCGCAGCGGGAAGAGGGACAGCAGGTTGCGTACCGTTTGGGGTTTACAGACGAGATGCCTGCTCTCGGCCTCGGGCTTCGGCCTCGCGCTCAAAGATCGAGATCGCTTCCAGTTGATCGCGGCGACAGTCGGCGGGGCCGTATCGCTTATCGTGCTCGGCACGAGCCGAAAGGGACTTGATCGCGGCGAGCAGATTCGATCGAGGCGTGTTGCGCTCAACCTCCATGGGGTTCCTCTCCGTCGCCGACGTACTCAAAGACCGCGATGATCGTTTCGTTCATCTCGTCAGGGCGAGTCATCATGCGGTGTAGTTGGAAGCGGTACAAGCGGTACCCGCGAGCGTGGTTCGTGATGAGCACTCGCTCGAATTGCTCGGCGAGAAGCCCGCTTCCTGGCGTGACCTCGTGACCGTCCAGCCAATTTTTCGAGACCTCGGCGACGATGAATGGAAGGGGCATCGGCGCGGATTATAGCTTCGGTGGAGGTGCGGGGATCGTGAGCACCGATCGGAACGCATCGAGGAACCACTGCGGGGCAAAGCGTCGGTACTTTCCGACAAACCAGCGGACGTGATCATCGAGCACCAGGGTCTCGCAGCGATCGTCCTCGCTCCGCATCCCGCGCCCGACTGCTTGCACCAGATCCTGCATCGCGAGGTACGCCGGATAGTCCTTGTCCTTCACGGTCCTCGCCGCGATCACCGGCTCACGCGAGTCCGGCCACGGTACCTTGAGTACGACCTGGTACTCACACGCCTCGCCCGCAAAATCAAACCCCGTCGTCAGGCTCGGGCTCACCATCACGGCCCCGGGCCCCGCTGCTCGAAACTTCGCGACCATCTCGCGGGTGGTCGCTCGCTCGTGGAAGATCATCCGGGCGTGGTGTTCCGAGTGGTTATAGATGAGCTTAGCCCGCTCGTAACTGCCCGTGTGGATGATGCCCTTGCGATCGCCCCGGGCTCCGAGGATCTGATCGAGCCGCATCAACCACAACTTCGCCCCGGCCGCGTCGAGCCGGTGATCGATCCTGACCGTCGCCACATGGATCACGGGCCGACGTTCCACGGGGAACGTGGAGGGCTGGTAGTACCACCCCATCGAGGACGCGTTGATCCCGAGGCTGTCGATCGTTTTCGGCGCGAGCGTGGCACTGGTGAACACGATGCGCGGGATCCCTTTCAGGAGTGCGCCTTCGACGTGCGCCCCGATCTCCAGCGGGTGAAAGCTGTACCCCTTCTCGCTCTCGATCACGAGCCACTCATCGGGCTTCGCATCCGCCAGCCGCTCGATGACCCGAAGCGTCTGTTTCTGCGAGCGCACCTCGCGCATCTCGACAGGGGAGAGTCGCCGCTCCTTCGCGGTCTTGGTGAGCGCGTCGATCTTCCGGGTGAGATCCTTCCGGTGGTCGTTCGCCCAGGCCGTCCAGACGATCGCCTCGGTACTCCCCGGAGCCGTCATGCCCACTTCGGCGAGTTGCCGCAGGGTGATCGTGCTCGTCAGGTACCCGGCGACTTCCTCCGGCGCGGCATGGGCCTCATCGAGGATCAGGCAATCGAACTCCCCGAGCCCGTCGCCCACCGCGCCCTGGTGCATCCACGCCTGATAATTCGTGACGAGGATCTTGGTGCGCTTGGCGTGGCTGATGGCGTCGAAGTACCCGCACCCGCCATCTCGCCACGCGCACGGGAGTCCCGCTTTACAGGGCCCGACGTCGCACTGGTTCCCCTCGCTTCGGTACTCGGCGTACAACCCACCCAGGTCGAGCGCACGGCAGCGGTACGCCCCCTGGCCCCGCAGATCGGTGAGGCCAATCGTCTGGAACGCGGAGCCGATTTGATCCTGGAGGCCCTTAGTGCTCGTGAGGATCGCCGTACGCCAGCCGGTGAGCGTGGCGAGGGTGGCGGCGATAAGGCTCTTCCCGGCCCCAGTGGGGAGGACGAGCCCGTTGAACCGATGCGGGCTATCGACAATGAACGTGATCGCTTCCGGTTGCCCCGCCCGCCACTGCTCAAAGGTAGGCGGGGCCCCGCAAGCCACAGGAGGTGGCAGCATCGAATCACCGCATCGGAATGTGAGGCAAGGGGGCTCCGACGTACCCGAGCACGATCAGTACCGCCAGGATCACCACCACTACCCAAATCACGGTATGGAGTGGCTCGCCGATCCCGAAGGCCGTCAAGATCGCCTTCGCGGCCCAAATCACCAGACAGATCAGAATCAACGCGACGAGTAGGCCGAGGATGGTCATGTCGGTGTCTCCTCCTCACGGTTGTGGCAACGCCCCGAATCTCCCCCGCTCGGGACCACGCGGGTGAACACCTCACCAGGGAGGAACACGCAAACCCCTGGCGAGGCTGGAGCTTCATTCCTCGATGTCGGGGAGCTTCCCCCAGGCCAGCGGGATCCGCAGTCGCTTGTAGATCCCCGGCCGGTCCCGGTGCGGGTTGCTGCACGAGTAGCAGACGGCCTCGATGTACAAGCCCTGCTCGGTCATGTGCATCTCGACCACGAGTAACGAGCCGTTGCAATGCGGACACCAGACCGAGACCTGAGAGATCCCCACGGTGTCCGGTGCGAAGCGTTTGAGGGCGTACGGATCGACGGCATCCCGAGGGCGGAGCGAGAGGCCCCGGTGGAGCGTCCTGGCGGGCTCAGGCGAGGCCGGAGCCGGGAGACTGGAGGACAAGGGGCGGGCGGGGAGCGGCACGTCTAACAGCCCCTTGCGAGGTCGGCGCGGTGTAGCATGAGGATCACCTTTCATGCGGCAAGCGGACGCGTGAGAGAGGTGGGGGGATGCGACACCTTTTGCGACAACCCCCCACCCTGTTTTGCCTAGTTATTCGGCTTCACGAGGTTTCACGAACAGACACGCAAAGCCGAGCTAACTTGTTGAAACTCAACCACTAACGGGCCGATTTTCTACGGAGTTTCCATGTATCCTGAAAACTACCCAGAATTCCCAGAGCACATCGAAAAATCCCAATAAAACCGGCCGTTTTTGACGATTCGCCTCCCCCCTGCGACACCTTTTGCGACACCTCCCCTAGACGATCTGTCCGGCCGCTTCCACCAGGGCTCCCAGCGTGCATTCCTCCGCCACGTTGTAGTGCTCAAACGTGGTGCTGATCTGCTTGTGGCCCATCAGGAGTTGGAGCACCTTCGCCGGTACCTTAAACGCCATGCGCGTGCCGTAGGTGCGCCGGAGATCGTGCGGGGTGAGTTGCTCGATGCCCGCCAGGACGCAGGCCCGCTTGAGCCGCTTCGCCAGACTGGAAGCCGTCATGGTGAACAGCGGGTCGGTCGAGAAGGGTTCCAGGCCCCGCGCCTCGCGTTGCGCCTCGACGTGCTCGACCACGGTGGCGTGGATCGGGACGTTGCGGGAGTAGCCCCCTTTGGCGACCTCGCCCCGCACGCCGATCGTCGCGTGCTGGACGTCACGGGGACGCGTCCCCAGGAACTCCGAGATCCGAAGTCCGCTGCCGATCAGGATGCGTACCGCTCGGACGATCTCGGCGTCGAACGTGGTGAGGACATCGAACAGCCGCGTTTCCTCGTCGCCCGATCGCAGGTACCGCTTCTTGACCGACTTCTTGGGCAGCTTGATCCCCTTCCACGGGTTCTCGCGGAGCAACTGCTTGTGCCCCACGACATGCTGCAACCACGCCTTGATGATCGCGCACTCGACGCGCACCGTGCCCGGGGTGAACGGCCGGTCGTACTTGGTGTGCGCCTTGAGCCGCTCGATCATCCACTTGCGGCACAGATCCTTGGTGACGTGATTGAGGCGGACCTTGCCGTGCGGATCGATCGCGTCCACGAAATCCTTCACGCGCAGATTGACCTCGGGCGTCTCGGCGAAGTACTGCCGCAGCGTCGGCATCTTTTGCGTCGTCCACCCGAGATCCCCCTCGCGTTGCGCGGCCTCCAACTCTGCGCCGCGCCGCCGCGCCTTCTCCAGGTCGGTGAAGCCGGTGGACTCGTTGATCTGGACGCCATCGATCTTGCGGCGGTAGTACCACACGTCGCCGCCCTTCCGCCTGTAGTAGCCGGTCGGGATCTTTTGCGCCTTGGCCTTCTTGGGTTTCGGAACGAGGGTGATTACTCGTCCGGTGTCGGGGGTGGACTCAACGATCGGAGTACGTGCGACGGGATTGGTGACTGGTGACATGACTGGTGCGCTCCTGAACGCAACGCCGCATCCACTGCGGACTTGTCGAAGTAGAGTCGAGACCCCATGCGGATGACCGGGATGCGGCCGGTGGCGACGAGCCGGTAGACTCGCGCCAGTTGATTCCGCAGGGCTCGCTCGCCCGAGACGCCTTCCGGCACCGGCTTGATGATGCCCAGGTAGACGCCAACCTCTACTATATCAAAATATTCTGCGACAGTCTGCCCGCTGGGGTGCATGGCCGTTATGCCTCGGGTTTCGGGAGTACTAGTAACTTGAGGGCGGATCGCTTCGGGAGGATCGGCCGGACCTGGGCCTCCAGGAGCCGCACGCCTTCCTTGGCCCACTCGGGGTCACCACACGTCCGGAAGTGCTCCGCCTGAGCCCCGTAGACCTCGTGGGCGCGTTCTGTCATCCCTCGGGCGACGGCCGCCCCGACGACCTCCAGGGTGCGCTGGACGCCTTCCAGGACGGTCTGTTGCATCCGCTCGAAATCCCCGACGAGCCGACACGGGGCGAGCGCGGCGAGTAGCTGATCGTCCCCGGCGAGTGTCGCCGCCGTATCGAGGAAGTCTCGCAACGCCGCGACGTACACATCGTTGGGGCACTGGAACCGATGCGGCATCCGATCGCACAGATCCAAGGCAGCGGCTTTCATCACGGTTGGGACTCGGAAACTACAGGGGACC